AAGCTTTTACACCATGATGAGCATTAGCTTTAATTTCCAAACAAGCTGGAGCTTCGATAATTTGTTGACCTTCTTCATTTGTCACAATTACTTTACCTTGGGCTAAGATAGACAAATGACTATAAGTGTGTTTATGCTGTAGTAGATGTTCACCGGCTTTTATAATTGTCTCTTTAGCGTATACGCCATCAGAAAAGTGGTGATATGTATTGTCTGTTTTAAACATAATTAAGCTGTACGTTTCCACATATAAGCAACAACGTATGGCTGCAAGTTTGCATTGGTAGCAGATGAACCTGCTGAGTTAATAGAGATACCCGTTGTAGAGGAACTTGTGGCAACTGTTGTCAAACCGCTGATCATATCGCCTGTGCCAATAGTAGTCTGACCTCCACTAGGAACACGAACATAGTTATGTGTGTGGCCCGGATCTGTAATACTATGGGTGTGAGACACAACAATAGCGTCTGCACTGCCGCCAGTTTCACCTACTGTATCAAAAGATGCATTGCCTGAATCAAGACCAACAACAACACGACCTGCAATAGCTGTCCAAGTACCGAAACCAAACAAAGTAGCAGGGTTAGTACTTACTGAAATATTACTATAGATAGAACCAACAGGATACAAAGCTTGCATCACAGCAAACACAAGAGCTGTAGTAGCTAACTGTGTAGTGTTTGTACCAACTGACGCTGTAGGAGCTGCTGGAGTACCTGTAAAGGTAGGACTAGCTAAGTCAGCTTTAGTGGCGACTGCTGTAGCAATGTTAGTGAACTCTGTGTCGATTTCAGTACCTTTAACAATCTTTAGAGCATCACCAGCAGGCAATGAATCCTTAGAAGCAAAGTTGGTTGATTTTGTATAGTCTGTCATAGCATCTTACCTTGTTTAGCATGAATCTCAATTTTTTGTATTGACAAAGGGATACTGTTAATGTCCGCTTCGTAACCCGTCTGAATAACCTTACCACTACCTGTTGGATAAGCTGTAAGAGTTTGTAAAGCAGTACCTCCAGTATATTCACTACCCGTAGTATTATACTCTGAAACACCGTAATAAGAAGCACCTGCTTGAGAAGGAATTAACTGATTTGAAGAAAAATAGTTACCTCTAAAATCATATCCCCATTTTATAGTCAAATATTGGTTACTTCCTCCAATAACAACCACTTTGAGTCGTTTTAGGATAGAAGTATAACTTGGAGCGCCTAAGTCAGTATGGTTAGTAAAGTACTGGAAGCGGTAAGTAGAGGCATTGTCTAAATAGCCACTGTATGTAGCCAAGTAACCTTCTTTGCCAATCAAGACAGTACCGTCAGTCTTCTTAAAGAAACTCTTAGGTTGAATACTATCCCATGTAGTCACACGCAAGCTACCATCTTGAAGAGAAGCTTTAGTGTCGAAACAATAAACTGACTTTAAGACAGGGAGGGTAACAGCATAGAAGCCATCCAAAGGAGAATAGACGCTCTTAATGGTTGCAACTGATTCACCTTGAATAGCGGCAATAAGGTCGTTACGCACATTCTTAGACAAGTCATTCAGAGGCTGTGATTTCTCTTGAATGGTCCTCAAGACACTACGAACACCCGTGGCAGATAAGAAAATCAAGTCTGAACCAGTGTTCTGAATGGTGTCTCTAGCGTAGCAGCCAATACCTGTCACTACGTCACTCAAGACCATAGTAGATGGCGTTGTAGCCCCGCTGTAGATAAGGATGTTATTCTTACCGAAGATGTACAGGAAGCCGTTGTGAGCGCCTAAGGCTACAATGTTATCAGTACCTCTAGGCCAGACAGAAGTAGTGTCCAATGTACCGGAAGTACCTCCTGAGAAGGCATAAGGCTTTAACAAATCAGAGAACTGAATAGTTACCTTATCTCCAGAAGTGTTAGCTGACCATGTACGACCATAAGCTGAAATAACAGCATTACTGTTTTGGACCGTGCCTAAGTAACCTGTTTTCTCAGAGATACGACGATAAGTGGTTGTAGATACGGCTGGATCAAACAGAAGAGGATCATGTCCTGATTGATACAAGACAAGAAAGCCATTCAAAGCAGCGGCTTGCCAGTGACTATCTGAGATCGTAGGAGCTGTACCACCACCACCATAAGTCAAGGTAGTAAGAGTTGAGCTAGTCTGAACAAACAGTTTATTGTTGCCTGCCAAAATAACATAGCTGACACCTGCGTTAGTAACAAGCTCAGCCACCATCTTGATGTCGTTAGTACCTAAGTCTGAGTTGGTAGAAGTGTTTACTTTAGTCCAGCCTTTACGAGCACCAATACGACCATATTTGTCGATAATGCAGTTGTTAGCTACTAAAGCAAAACCGCTAGCCAAATCAAGGCTACTATCCTGCGTGTTCAGGCCATAAAAGCCCGGGGCAGTGATTGAATAAGCGGTAAGTTGTTGTGTCATATTAGGCTGGAACCCAAGCATCGTTTTCAGGTGAACGAGCAAGCTCCAAAGCAATGACATCAGCCAAAGCTTTCTTACCTAAAGCATAAGCTTCTGAGCTAGACAAACCACTATCCTCACCACGTTCAACCAAGGCACGAGCCAAGGCGATCATGACAATAGGCTCTTTAGGAAGCTTAGTTGTATCGGTATTGCTAGACATATCAGATTCTGGCACGATCAAGCTAAAACGGATACTGTTGACACCCACTGGAATAGGCCAAAGCATGACCTGACTATCGCCGTTACTGTCTACACCGTTAAAAGCATACTCGCTAGGATCTGCATTCTGAGGAGAGCTTGTGCTATATACACGTTTCTCAATGTTATTAACAGTTGTAGGGATCAGCTGACCGTACTTTGTAATGTCGAGAACGTTGGTAACTTTGAAGCGAGTACCTGCACCTGTGAGACTGTAGCCAGTATATTGGCTAGCTGCTGTGGAGATTGTCACAGAAGTGTTGAAAGCATCCCAATCGTAAGCATCAGCACACTCACGCTTAGCATCATTGATGAACTTACCCACAAGGGCGCTCAATGTATTCTCACTTACAGTATCTACTGTAGGTTCACGAAGACGCTCTAAAACGTCATTTACCAAGGAAAGGTAGGTAGGGAGTGCCATTACTTCTTCTTAGCCTTGTTCTTGGCTGTACGTTGACCACGCATGGGCATCTTAGCCTCAGACATGGCAATAGCTACAGCTTGTTTTTTGTCTTTAACCACAGGACCGCCTTTACCGCTATGCAAAGTACCTTCTTTATACTCTTTCATAACCTTGCCGACCTTAGCATTCTGTTTCTTAGTTGTAGCCATCTTGTATGTCCTTACTTAAATACTCTATCCATGAAGAATGTGATACCACCGCCTACGAAGGAAGCAATGGTCATACCCATCCAGAAACCACCTTTAGACTTATTAGCAAGTTCTAGAAGGCACTTAACGTCTTTGCTGAGGGTATGTACTTCAGTTTGAAGAGCTTCTACCTGAGCTTCTAAACGACCAAATTCACGAGCTGAAACGTCATCCATATTATTGCAAGGCCTCCAGTTGTGCTAATTGCTCAGCTTTACTAGGACGGCCTGCCTTCTTAGCTACTACAGGAGCAACAATAGGAGCAGCCTCTTGTTCCTCTACACGCTCGTACTCAGGATGACCCTTCATGGAGTCAATATCCACTTGTTGTGTAAAAGTAACAGTTTGACCTGTTTGAATATAACGGAATGTGACTGAAGACATACTAGGCCCCTACTTGAAATATAGATAGACCAAAGGAGACTCCTTGTGAGAGTCCCCTTCAGTCTAGCTATGTTTAGACAGCCAAAGCAACGCTAGAGTAGTCACGCAACTCAGCAACACCGTACAGAGTGTCAGCAGTAAACAGAGTACCGAGGTATTCTTGTTTGTACTGAGTCTGTGAACGGATGCCTTGTTGCTCAACCAACACGTATGCGTCTTTATGACCCATCAGAGCGATACGAGCAGCTTGAGCTGTACCTGTACCGTCATCAGCATCGTTAGCGGTGTCACAGTTAGTAGACACATACACTTTAACGCCATACACGTCACCGATTTCGCCGTTACGGATGGTGTTAGAACCACCTTGTTCGCCAACGAAAGCTTGTTCAGTGAAACGAGCCAAACCCATCAAAGTGTTACGGCTTGCTGGAGGCACGATGAAGAAACGACCGTCCATAGGAACGTCAGAGTCATCCAAGCGTTGGATCGAACGACGAATTGCAGCGTCAGTCAAAGCAGCTTGGTTGTCAGTGCTGTAGCTATAAGCAGTAGTACCGTCAGAGCCGATGAAAGCGCCAGAGTAGCGAGCACCTGTGCCGCCTTGAGCCAAACGACCCAAGCGAATCAAGTCAGTGTCCACTTGCTTAGCCAGAGCGTAGCCAGCATCATCAGTGTAGAAAGAACGCAGGCTAGACAGAGCTTGAGCTTCGACGATGTCTTCAATCATGCGGCTATATTCATAGTGCTTGTTGATCGACACGTTGACTTCTGATTCTGTAGCAGCAATCAAAGTCACTTGGGTAGATGCAGCCTTAGCAGAAGCAGAACCACGAGTAGGGCTAGGAATGTGAACGGTGTCACCTTTCTTGCCTTTGAAGTTCATCTTTTTGATGAGGTTAGCAGCGACCAAGTTGCGCTTATAAGCAGCTACGATTTCATCACTCCAAATTTCTGGAATGAACGTTGCTGCTGTGGTGGTGGTTACGTGGTTAGTACCGAGTGCCATTTTAAATACTCCTAAATATTAATACAAATTATAAAAAATTATAAACTTACCGTACACGTCCATCAGCGTAGGCCTTCATGATTTCAGGCTCCAATGCTTCATAACGCTCCGGATCATTCATTCGCAGCCGAATAAGGTCTGCCCTTCGATAAACTCGCTTCGATGATTCACCAGTACCTCCGGTATCGACAGCAACAGCTTTCAAGTTCTGTTTCAATGTCTCTTTACCTTTGGTGGCTACCTGTTGCGTCTTAATTTGCTTAATCTGCTTATAGGTAGACAACAATTCATTTGCACTGTCATAATCAAACTCACCATCAGCTTTAGCGTACAAACCGAGGCGAACGGGCGATTGTTTTACCCACTCCGCAAACTCAGGATCTTGAACAATATTCTGAAAGTCAGGATGATCTTGATTTAGCTTCTGTTGAATCTGCATCTTCTTGAACTCTTGAGCACTTTGTCGTGCAGCGAGAACATCTGGATGCTTATCAATAGAATTACGAATTGCCTTCTGAGGATCTTCAAAGAAGTCAATTTCAGGCTCTACTTCAGTAGCAGCAGGTTTACTGTTTGATAGACTTTGTTTCAACAATTCATCAGCAAGTTTACGAACCTCGCCAACTTCTTGTGCCTGTTTACCAATGAGCTTTTCAGCCTCTTGGTGCATCTTGATGATCTCTTGTGGAGACTTCCCCTTGTATTTCTCAGGGATTGTGTCTTCAACTACGTGATCCTCTTCAATCTTAGGCGGTGTGGTGAGTTGTTCAACTACGTCGAGTTCACCTAAAATACTATCTTCATTATCATCTACTAACATACTAATTCCTTCTCCTGCCACTACGTATAAAATGTATGTGGTTCTAGGACACTATATTTAAAATAAAAACTCGGCTATAACTAGCTTATGAGTTCGCTTTCCTTTCTTGGGCGAGCTTTTCAGATCGCTTGCGTTCCCATGAGTCATAAGCCGTTGGAAAAGAGCCTGTCCAGCCTTCTAACTTCATGGTAGGTGCGCTAACCACTCTCTTCGACTCAGCGCCACATTCCTTACAAGGAGTTGCGTGACATTCTGTGTCTACAAAAGCTTCAGTGCGATGGTTGTTCTCACAAACAAATTCAAAGATACGACGAGGCATATTAAACCTCCCCTGTCTCTTGAAGATCCTTGTAAGTACGACCATAGGCCTCCTTCAGGCCATATAACCAGTTCAAAATATCCATCTGTCCCCGACGAAAGTCTAGAGTATGTGTTTCCGTGACAGAAGATAGTTTGTCGTAGCTATTCTTTACTTTGAGGATGTCCTCCATGAGATCTTTCCACCCTTGAGTGGACATCATGTCGAAGGCATCATCGTAGAATTTCGATAAATCTTGTACTTCAGATGAGGATTGTTCCATATCTATGGAGTCCTTAATAATTAATAATAGGTGTAATGTATACTACTTTAATTGCTTTGTCAAGTACTTTTGTGTACTTTTATGTAATTATTTATGTTTCGTCAGCAGGCTCAGGCGTGTTGCCTTCTTCCAGCCATTTCAAATAGGCTTGGTAGTCTGAATTGGCAGGGTCGCAAGGAACATAAATGTTATTTTCAATTAACAAAACACTCTCAATCGCTGCGTCTTGTTCTTTATTTACAAGTTTATACATATTACAACTCCGAAGACAAAGTGATTAAAGCACCACCAAGAGATGCAAGTGTGTAACCAGCAAGCGCCCCTGCCATAGTTACAGAAGAATTAACAGCAAGCGATAGGTTGGTACTGTCAAATGAGACCACGCTAATACCTGACGGAGTGCCGTTAGTTCCTGCTGGATTGCTAATAGCTCCTGAAGTTGTTGCAACAGTTGGTGTAGGAGTTGAACGCATACTTGCAACAAGAGGGAAAGAAGCTCTTACTGCTGACGTGCTAACTGCATAACAGAACCAAGTCGATGATTGTTGATAGTACCGCTGACACAAACGCAACTCAGTACCATACGGGCGGTAGTCAAACGATGTGGCTGTGCTGCCTTTTTCTAATTGAACGCCTGTGATGTAGAAGGTTGCTCCAGATGTTCCTACTACGCTGGTTGCGCCTGTTGCAGAAACATAGTTTGTAGCCGCCCAAGTTCCAGATGTCCCACTAACAGTAGCGCCAGCGCCCATACTAAAAATTACAGTTATGCCTACGCCGTTTGTAGTTAGCCATGTTCCTGTTGTGTCACCCGCAACCGTAATTGTTTTTTGCTCCCATGTATTTGCAGAGCTGATTGCAAACGTAAAAGGATAAGAACGATCAGCCGCAGAGTTTCTTAAAGAACCACCAAACGTACCTGTCAAACTAGAACGAACCCAGAAAGACAATGTAACGGCAGCAGCAGAAGCAGTCCCCCACGCAAGGTCGGCGCAATTTAATCCTTCGATTCTTTGTTGGATGCCGAACGATTCAGAAGACCCGACTGAATACGCGGATGAAGAAGTGATTAGAAGTGAGTTGATAAACCCAGATGGCGCTGTGCTTGATTGTTGAGCTGTGAATTTACTTGTTACAGAACCGCTTACAAGAAATCTGTCTGTTACATAAAGATTTGATGTTGTCTGAGTAACACTAGACCCCGCATTACGGGCATCTATCATCATCGCACCGTTGATGATGCGGTTCTTGAAGCCACTCCAGCCGCTTGCTACTGTGCTTCCATCTGCAAAGGTGATCTTGTCACCGCCATATTGAACGCTCATGCTAATTGTTCCTCAGTAGGTTTAGATAATGTTGGGTGTTCCCACTTAGCAATGTAGTCACCGTTACCGTCACTATCGTTTTGCAATGTGATGACAGTCATAAAGTCTTGTTGTACAAGCTCTGGGTATAGAGCTACGATTTTGTCATACAGTGTCATCATGCTGCCCTAATCATTGCCGCTTGGAAAAACGTATTTGCTTGACCGCTTCCAATATTTACAGAAGTTCCTGTTATGAAAGAATACAACTCAACATAGTCTGTTGATCCATCGAGATAGACCAAAGATGACACAGTGCTTTGAACTCCGATATTAGAAAATGATCCTCGTTTAAAAATTGTTCCATTTTTGTAAATTGAGACGCCACAAGCCGTGTAAGCAGCAGATGCGCTTGAATCAACTGTTCCACTAACTTGATAATAGCCAGCAACTGTCGGAGTAAAGCGGTAATTAGTGGCGTTGTCGTAATTACTGTTGGTGTCAAACTCCTCTGTTGCACACTGAACTTTTGTCCAAGTTGCACTACTAATACTTTGGTTTGTCGCCCGATAAGCGCTAAACGCAGGTCCGTCTACTGCCATGTTACCTGTACGAGCAGGAACAGTAATTGTCTTATCAGTTGCAGTAGATGCAGCGTCTAATGTGACACCTCCACCGGCTGCTGTCATTAACTTAGCTGCACCCATTATGCTAATTCCTCATCTGTAGGTCGTGCCAATGTTGGGTGTTCCCACTTAGCAATGTAGTCACCGTTGCCATCGCTGTCATTTTGTAAGAGGATGGTGTCCATGAAGTCTGCGTCTTGCAGTTCAGGGTAGATTGCTTTGATTTTTTCGTAGAGTGAAACGGACTGTGTCATCATGCCGCCCTTACTAAAAAGCCTTGGAAATAGCCTACAACCGGGCTTCCACCAAACAACTGAATTGTTCCAGTGCTTGTTATGTTCACATAAATCTCAACATAATCAGTTGATCCGTTTAGATAAACAAGCGTGTTAAGTGTTAAATAAACTTCAACCTGATTGCCTGTCACAATCGGGCCGCTTCCGCGCTTCACAGCAGTGCCGTTTTTGTATAAAGCGGGGACCCCGTATACATTATTCCCGCCACCATAGACATCCACTTCATAGTTGAATTGGTAATAACCAGCCACAGTTGGCGTAAAGCGACTAGAAGCAAAGTTTGAGTTTGTATCAAATTCTTCTGTATCAAACGTGGCTTTTGTCCAAGTCGCCGTTGTAATAGTCTGTCCTGTGCTGTTGTACGCACTAAACGCAGGACCAGTGCTGGCCACGCCAGTAGCTAGTTCAGACTGTGTGATAATTGCGTCAGGTAAGCCGCCAGCACTAATACCAGTAACCGTACCTGAGCCGTTAATTGTAACTGTCATATCTTAAACCACCGTCCAAACTGATCCACTAGAGACCGTAACCGTTACACCAGAAGCCACTGAAACAGGGCCAAATGAACCACCATTGTTTCCAGAAGCAATAGTATAGTCCGCATTAATAGTGTTGGAGTTTACCATAATTCCGTTACTAGCTACAACACTTGAGCCAGTAACTACAGTTCCTGTTACAGCCGCTGGAGTAGTTCCACCGATAGCTGGAGGGCTGGAGAGGTCTAGAGTGCCTCCTAGGGTCAAGTTACCTGAGGAAGTAACCGTACCTGTCAGTGTAAGACCATTAACAGTACCTGTACCGCCTACTGAGGTTACAGTGCCTGTATTATTGGTATAACCTGAGGGGTTAGCGGCAGGGTAAGCACCTAAGCTTGTCAAAGCAGCAGCCGCTGATGTAGCACCTGTACCTCCATTAGCAATAGCAACAGTACCTGATACATTACCGGCTACTAAGTTACTTTGAGCTTTGTTTTCCCATACAGTATTACCTGAATTACGTACTAAAACGTCACCAGCAGCCGTAGAAGTTAGGCCAACATCGCCTTCGTATTGTCCTAAAATACCACCAAAGGCAGGACGTACAAACAATGAGCCATTAGAACTGTGTTGATAAATGACAGCACAGACCTGAACTTTTGCATTAGGGGCTGTGGGAATAGAGCTAGTCAACCCGCCAGTAACGGATGGATCATAGTACAGAATAGTTCCAGCAGTCCATGCGCTAGTATCTAGTTGACGAACCAATCCAAAAGATGTAACGTAGCCCCAACCGTTATGAGCAATATCCTGAGTTGCAACACCCATAATATAAGATGCGCTGGCTGCGGAAAGACCTGTGGCTGGAGCGCCTGTTAAAGCACCGGAGGCTCCAACAGTACCGGTAAACATCACAACTTGACCGTTAGTAATAGCTGAAGAAGCTTTAATACGGAAATACTGTTCTTCACCGATCTGCTGAGTAGCTGCACCTCCAGCCATTACCAAACTCAAAGTCTGGTTACCGTCGGCTGAGTCCCAATACAAAGAACCCGGAGCTGTAGGAGTAGTGCTTGGGTTTACATCGAAGGTAATGTAATCAGGAGTAGTAATGCCACCAGTGATGCCAGACATAGCTGTAATGTCTGAGTTAGCGCCTGATGCAGCAGATCCAGATACATCGCTGTTAGACAAGGTAATAGCACCTGTACGTCCAGCTACTGAGGTAACTAAGTTAGTCTGGTCAATCTTCTGCCAATTAGTGCCGTTAAAGAGCAACCAATCACCAATCTGCCAATCAGTTAAACCATCAAGGTTAGTTGAACCAGCCGTGGCTACAATGTAGTAGAAACCATTAGTTCCTGTGCCTGAAGCAAGCGTAGGAGTGTTAGTTGAAGCGTTCCAAGTACCTTGGTAGCTCAAACCACCAGCTACTGAAGCCCAAGAAGCTGTAGTACCGTCAGTTGTGAGGAACTTACCTGCTTGACCTGTCTGAGAAGGCAAAGCTTCAAAGTTATCAATAGCGGCTTGGAGGGCTGCTAGAGCATCGAGGACGTATTGGCTAGTACCGCCACCATTACCGATGACTTTGATCTTCTCAGCTACGTCAAATGGAACTACTTCACCAACATTCAGCTCTTGACCGTTAGTGAGAGAAATAATAAGGCAACCATCAAAATCAATGTGAGCGTCCTGAACACCAACACCATCTTGACCTCGCTCGCCTGATACGCCGTTAATGCCATCCTTGCCATTACGACCATCTACGCCATTCTTACCGTCTTTTCCGTCCTTACCAGCCTTACCATCAATACCGTTCTTACCGTCTTTACCATCTTTGATGGTCTTTACACGGTCTTCAACGATTTGAGCGGAGCCTTCGACACGCTTGAGCATATCAGCTTCAATACGCTTCAACGCTACGAGCACCAAGTCCACATTCTCAGCAATCTTCTGCTTCTGAACGGCCTTAGCCTCTTGAACGGAGGCTTGAACACTCTCCAAAACAGCCTTTTGCTGCTCTGGAGTCATGTTTTTAAGTAGAACTTCTTGGGTAAGTTTCTTAATATCCATTGTTCAACTTTTCTTGGAGTTTAGAGAGGAAATCTTCTTCCATTCCACCCATTTTGTTCCTACTCTCGGACATCTGCATCTCAACAATCTTAGATTTGTTCTTGATGTCAGCCTCTTTGAGCTGCAATTCAGCTATTTTAACACGTCTGTCGAACTCTCGGCTAGCTAATTCATCATTATTAGGTAAGTTTTGAGTCAAAGCGGAGGCAATCTTAGCTTCCACCTCTTTAGGCTTCAACTGAGCGTCCACCATAGTGCTCATAGCCTCAGCTTTGTTACGTTCAGCTTGTGTCTGATTCACTGCAATCTGAGCTTGGAGTCCCTGCATCTGAAGAACTTGCTGTTGCTGCTGCATTGCTGCTTGTTGTGGATCAGGTTGAGCCATCTTATCGAGAGCTTCAATCATTTCAGCACGGTTAGACAGGCTGGAGTTAGCAATCACACCCTTCAAGATCAAAGGCAACACTGGGGTATTAGGACCTAAGGTCTGCAAGAGAGCGATAAACTGTGATTGTTCGTACTCACGAGCCATGATACCCAAGGTAGCTGTAGGAACGAAGTTCAAGTCGGCTGAAGGATAACGCTCAGGGTCAAACTGCATGAAGCGGAAAGCTGCCTTCTTGATGAAAGGAGACAGGAAGTCCTCTTGGAAGTTCGTCAGAGTACGCTTATTCTTTTTAATCAAAGAAGCCACAGCCATCGAGATACCACCTTGAGAGGCATCACGAGAGACTTGGGAGATCATGCCGTTGGTGTCCATCGTACCGGTAGCTTGCAGGAGCATACGCTCGAAGTTCTGAGCTGCTGCTGGAGCGTTACCATCGGTGCTACCGAACTTGAACGGCATCATGATCTCAGATGGATTACCATTGGTCAGGAGAGCCTTACCGGGCTTAACTTCAAACTTAGCACCACGAGGCAAGCGAGTAGCGTCCATAGCGATCATGGGCGATGTAGTCAAAGCCAGTGAGTCAAGATAGGCACGATACTGAGCGTCGATAGCCTTCTGCATATTGTAGGCCTTCTCAACCACACCACGACCCAACAGGCGGTTAGGCACTGTATCGTCTTGGTATGACATGATAGGACGATCCTTCATCATGTAAGGGTTCTCCTCAGCCTTCAGGAGCAAAGAACCGTTACCGATAACGATGATAGCCTCTACGAGGTCAGAATACTCATCAGCGGAGGAATCTTCAGGGAAGAGGTCAACCATGTCCTTCTTCTCACCTGTGGAGTCCAAGTACTCACGAGGCACTAAGCCGTAGTAGGTGAGCATGGTAGCCTTACCGTCTTGGTACTGACGGAGTTCCTGAGTGGCTTCCAGAGAGTCATCATCCATGTAGGGGGAGATGTCTACCTTACGATAGATACCTGACTCCATACCTGCTACGATCTTGTGCAAGCTCACTGGCTTCTCAATAGCTACACCCATACAGTCATCCACTGATGTGCCGTTAGGGTCAAACAAGAAGTTCTTAGGGTTGATAGGGTTCAAAGTTACAGAGATACGATCCTTCTCCGTCACACCGATAGCTGCTTGACCTGTAACGCCGGGAATTGGTTGAGTAGTCGGGATGTACTCTTTAACAGTCTTGACAACCAGTTCACCGATACCTGTACCATAGATCTTAGCCATCAAGCCAATCTGGTCGATACTCTTACGGATCTTATCCTTAGAGAAGTCTTCCATCATCATAGCCTTCAACATGGCTACATCAATAGGTTGACCATTAACATCCATTACGTCATCTTCGATGTCGAAGTACTCGCCTTGACCGAAGATAGCTTCCATGATCTCAGCGTGGCTAGTCTCAACGGCTTGCTGAGTAGCAGGGGAGATGATACGGCTACGCTCTGAGTCACGAGTTGAGTCAGAAGCTTCCCACTGACCACGGAAGATACGCT